TATTAAAAAATATAATAATAAAGGATCGACATCAAAAATTATAAGTTAAATGAATATATATACTAACACTAATAGTCCTTTTCCAAGTCAAGTAGTAAGTGACGTAGAAAAAGCTAGTATTGAGTATGGAACACAGGTTGCTCAAGCTATAGAGCAAGAGTGGTTTTCACAAGGAAGGACTAGTGGTAATAGATACTTAACTAACTGGAATAATTTCCATATGTTAAGATCATATGCTAGAGGTGAGCAGTCAATACAAAAATACAAAGATGAGTTAGCTATTAACGGTGATTTATCATATTTAAATTTAGACTGGAAACCAGTACCTATATTATCTAAGTTTGTAGATATAGTGGTAAACGGTATATCATCAAAAACTTATGATATAAAAGCTTATGCCCAAGATCCTGAGTCAATAAAGAAAAGAACTAGCTATGCTTCTAAGATATATGAAGACATGCTGTCTAAAGAATATTTGGATAACTTAAAAAATACTTTAGGTATTGATTTATACCAAACACCTAATACAGATATAATACCAGAAACAACAGAAGAGTTAGAGCTTCACATGCAATTATCATATAAGCAAAGTGTAGAAATAGCAGAAGAAGAAGCTATATCTAGTGTACTTGCTCAAAACAAATATGATTTAATTAGACGTAGATTAAATATGGATTTAGCTGTTTGCGGTATTGCAGCGGCTAAAACTAGTTTTAATACAGCTGAAGGTATTACTGTTGATTATGTTGATCCAGCATATATGATATATTCTTATACAGAGGATCCAAATTTTGAAGACATATACTATGTTGGTGAATTAAAAGCTATAACAATACCAGAGCTTAAAAAAGAGTTTCCTAATATATCTGATGAAGAATTAAAAAGAATACAAGCAATGCCAGGTAATAAATCTTATATTACTGGTTGGGGTGATTATGATGAAAATACTGTTCAAGTTTTATATTTTGATTATAAAACATATCATAATCAAGTATTTAAAATAAAACAAACAGATCAAGGATTAATGAAAGCTATTGAAAAGCCAGACACATTTAATCCACCAGAAAATGATATGTTTGAAAGAGTTTCAAGATCTATTGAAGTATTATATAGCGGTGCTAAAGTTTTAGGTACTGATACAATGCTTAAATGGGAGCTTGCTGAAAACATGTCAAGACCTTATGCTGATACTACTAAGGTTAAAATGAACTACGCAATATGTGCGCCTAGAATTTATAAAGGTAGAATAGAATCATTAGTTAGCAAATGTACTGGTTTTGCTGATATGATTCAAATTACACATTTAAAATTACAACAAGTTATATCTCGTATGGTGCCAGATGGTGTTTACTTAGATATGGACGGGCTTGCTGAAGTTGATCTTGGTAATGGTACTAATTATAATCCAGCAGAAGCATTGAATATGTATTTCCAAACTGGTAGTATTGTTGGTAGATCATTAACACAAGAAGGTGATATGAACCCAGGTAAAGTTCCAATACAAGAACTTAATTCTGGTACAGGAGCAGGTAAAATACAAAGTCTTATACAAACTTATCAATACTATTTACAGATGATAAGAGACGTGACGGGGTTAAATGAGGCCAGAGATGGTAGTTTACCAGATCGTAACACGCTTGTAGGATTGCAGAAACTAGCTGCTAACGCATCAAATGTAGCAACTAGACATATTGTACAATCTAGTTTATTTTTAACGCTTAAATTAGCAGAAAATATTAGCTTAAAAGTAGCTGATGCACTGGAGTTTCCATTAACTAGAGCATCATTACAGAACTCTATATCAACGTATAATATTAAAACATTGGATGAAGTTGTTAATCTTAATTTACACGACTTTGGTATTTTCTTAGAATTAGAACCAGATGAAGAAGAAAAACAACAATTAGAAGCTAATATACAAATAGCTTTACAAGCTAAAAACATTGATGTTGAAGATGCTATTGATTTAAGACAAATTAAAAATCTTAAATTAGCTAATCAAATGTTAAAAGTAAAACGTAAAGAAAAAGCTAAACAAGATCAATTAGCACAGCAAGCTAATATACAAGCTCAAGCAGAGGCTCAATCACAAGCAGCAGAAAAAACAGCTATGGCAGAAGTACAAAAACAACAAGCTATATCTGGTGCTAATGTAGAATATGAAAAAGCTAAGAGTGAGTTTGAAAAAGATCGTATGCAGCTGCAAGCACAATTAGATCAACAAAAAATAATGCAGCAACATAAAAACGATATGGAACTTAAACAATTAGAAGTTTCAAATCAAAAACAAAAAGAAAAAGAAATAGAAGATCGTAAAGATAAAAGAATAAAAATGGAAGGTACTCAACAGAGTAAAATGATACAGCAAAGACAAACAGATAGCCCAGCTATAGATTTTGAAGCTGAATCAGGACTAGACATGTCGCCTTTCATGTAGTATTAACTATTTAATTATATTATATTATGTCAAACACAAAAGCAGCCGTAGAGGTGAAGCAAGAAGGTGAATTTACTTTAAAAGGTAAATCAAAACCTAGAAAACCAAAACAATTAGGTAATAAAGAACAAGAAATACCAAAGGTGAATATTAAAGAGCCTTTAGTAGAAGTGGAACCTGATGTTAAAAAGGTAGAAATTAAAAACGAAGAAATTAAAAAAGAAGACGATGCCATTCAAATCGGAGAAACAGAGAAGGTATCTGTGGAAAAACCATCCGGAGATAGCACAGAGGTGGGAGAACCTGTACAAGAGTCCAACGAGACTACTGAAGGGTTTTCTCCGATCCAAGAAGTAACTGAAGAAGAGGAAGTTAAACAAGAAGTAAAGCAACCAGAAGTTAAACCAGTTGAACAACCAGCTGTAGATTTACCTGAAAATGTAGAAAAACTTGTTAGCTTTATGAAAGAAACAGGTGGTACTGTAGAAGATTATGTTAGATTAAACGCTGATTACAGTAACATCGATGAAAAAGCATTGTTAAAAGAATATTATAAAAAAAATAAACCTCATTTAGACGCTGAAGATGTAGATCTTATTTTAGAAGATTTTACATGGGATACAGATGTTGATGAGGAAAGAGATATACGAAAGAAAAAGTTAGCATTTAAAGAAGAAGTTGCTAAAGCTAGAACGTATCTAGATAACTTGAAAGACAAGTACTATGACGAAATTAAACTACGTCCTGGTGTAACTCAAGAGCAACAAAAAGCAGTGGACTTTTTTAATCGTTACAATAAACAGCAAGAACAGGCTGAGCAACTACACACGCAGTTTAAACAAAGTACTCAACAGCTTTTCAGCGATCAATTCAAAGGTTTTGATTTTGAAGTTGGAGGTAAAAAGTATAAGTATAACATACAAAATCGTGATGCAGTTGCAGAAAACCAATCAAACATTAACAATCTGATAGGGAAGTTCCTAGACGCAGATGGTAGTGTAGTAGACCCGGCTGGTTATCATAAAGCAATGTATGCTGCTGAAAACGTAGATAGAATCGCTACTCATTTTTACGAACAAGGTAAAGCTGATGCCGTTAAGGATGTAGTTAACAAATCTAAAAACCTTTCTGATGTAAAAGCCAGACAAGGTAATACAGGTGAAGTTTTCATCGGTGGAATGAAAGTAAAATCGATTAGTGGTGCGGACTCTACAAAACTTAAAATAAAAACAAGAAAGTTTAACTAATTTAAAATTTATTAATTATGGGTACATTAACTCCACAGTTTGGAACAATATTACCATCTCAGAAGCAAGAGCTTTTAAATAGCAATTATTTAAAGTTCAACACTGGAGGTGCTAATGATTTTATCCAACAGTATTTACCAGAGGTCTACGAAGCTGAAGTAGAGCGTTATGGAAACAGAACGTTATCTGGATTTTTAAGAATGGTCGGTGCAGAAATGCCAATGACCTCTGATCAAGTAATCTGGTCTGAGCAAAATAGATTACATATTTCATATGATAACATGACTGCAAACGGTGCTGGTACTATTTTAACATTAAGTGCTACAGCTGGTCAGAACATGGTTATCTCTATAAATGACACTGTAGTTGTATTAGATACAGGTACTGGCGCTTCAGGAAAAGCAATTGTTACTGGTGTAACAGCTGGTGGACCTGGTGTTGGTGCTATTACAGTACAAGCATGGGACGGTGTTCAGTATACTCTTGC